AAAAAAAAATAGCAAATGATTTAAATAGTAGTGATGAAAAAATTAAGGCTATTGCGGTGATAATTACTCTAATATTTACTTGTGGTTTTCGAATTGGTAATAAAAAATATGAAAAAGAGAATAATTCTGTTGGGCTTACTACTTTGAAATACAAGCATTTGAAATTTGAAAACAATAAAATCTTAATAGATTTTATAGGTAAAAAAGGAGTTCGCAATGTAGCCTATTGTAGTCACAATAAAATATATGAATATCTCAATAATAAATATAAAATATATGCCGCAGACGACTATATATTTAGCTATGGAACTAATAAAATAATAACGTCTAATGATGTTAATGAATATTTAAAAATAATAAGTAATTACTATTCAAAATCTAATAATACCATTATTACAACAAAAGATTTGCGCACATGGAATGCTAATACGCTTTTCCTTGAATATTTAAAAAAAATAAGAAAAGACAGTCAAGGAAAAGATAATAATAGTAAAAAAGATATTAAAAATGCTATTGAGATGGTAGCTGAAAAATTACATAATACATATAGTATATGTAAAAAAAGTTATATAGATCCTGAAATAATTGCGAATGCTGAAAAGCAAATAAATAAAAATTGATTTATAAATATTAATATAAGATTTATATAATATAGAATATAAGATAAAAAAATGGATATCAATATTGTTATTGCTAATCTAAAGGATATGCTCAAAAGTCGCGGAGATGATATTACTTTATTCGAAGAACACGAAGCATCTATAGAGAAGGAAAAATATGATAGCGATGCATGCTGTATTGAGTTTGAAACATCAAACACTACTCTTATTTTTGCCTTGACAAAAAAAACACGAAAAAATATTATTGATGAATTAAAGGATGATGATACAAATATTACAGCATTTGCGAAAAAACATAAGGGGAAACAAAATATTATATTAATATTTAATAATGATTCTGTTTCACTACCTCTTGTATCGCAATTAAATAAATATGATAAATTATTCCAAAAAAATGGTGGAATGCTTCAATATTTTCAAACAAAACAACTTATGTTTAACCCCACAAAACACGAATATGTTCCAGAGCATATTAAATTAAAAGAAGATGAAATTGTTGAATTTATGAAAAAATATATGATACGTAGTAAACTAGATATGTCTAGAATATACCCAAGTGATCCTATCGCAAAATGGTTAGGTTTAAAATATGGAGATATTGTTAAAATTATTCGCTATAATGAAAATAGTGGCGAATCGTTTTACTATAGATCTTGCTTCTAAAATAAAATATATATAGTAATAGAGGATATAATTAAATGAGTACTACACTTACAAATGACTATTTAAACAATTTTGATGATAAATTAAAGACATATAGTAGTATTTTTTTTAAAACAATTAGTACAAAAGATACTTTACTTCCTGAAGTAGACACTATAACTAAACCAGATAAAAATCTAGATATACCTACTGGCTCTAGCACTACTGACTATAATATAGATCAATTTCATAATTTTATAAGAAATATAATAAATTTTAAAATTAAGATTAGTGATGAATTGAAAGTTACTAATAATAATATGGACTTTATAAAAAGAAAAGTAGATGCTACTTTTGATTTTAATGAAAATGTTAGAGATAATATAATTGAAACATTAAAAGTAATAAATGTTTTTGTAGATATATTAGAAGCATATAAAAATTGTATTGAAAATGAAGGTAATACTTTTTTTGATTCAGGGTATAAAAAAGATATAAATATAGATCAAATTCAATTAGTATCAGATACCACTAGAATATATCATAGTAGTAGTATGTTTCCTTCAGACACTACCAAAAATGCTGGCTATATAAGAAATGTAACTATAAGCAATACGCCTACAAGCATATTATATTTATCTATACAAAGTTTTAATATGAATACGTATGAGAATGTATTTGATAAGACTGGTACTATAAATGATATTTCTGCCACTATTTATTCTTCTGCAAAAACTGGTAAAACTGATTTGACTGGCCTTGTTTTAGATAGTACTGCTGATTACAAGAGACAAACATATATTAAGGCAACAACCGATCCTATTGTTAATAAAACTTCATTAACAATTAGAAATAAAGCTCTCGTTACTATATTATTAAAAACATTATTAAGCCTTGATACTGCTTTTCGCAAACAAAGTGTATATGCTCTATATTTTTATTATAAATTCGTACAATTATATTCGTGTCTTATTATTAATGTTTCAAATGTAATGTATGCGAATTATGATAATGATACTATTAAGTGTATAAATATATATAATACAACAATGAGAGAATATGTATCTGAAATAAAGGTAAAAACAGAAGGAACGGGTTATATTGCAACTGTGACCCCAACTATAATTACTTTCGATGGTGGAACCGCTAGCTTTAGTACAACAGCTGGTGGTGCGACCAATACCGGTACTATACCTACAAGTACAGTAATTACCATTTCAACTTGGAATGAAGTGACCACTTTACCAGCATTTGATTTAGGGTCATTTGCTACTCTCTCTATTACTAAATATGAGCCTGCAATAACGAGTACAGGAGGTACTTCTGTCGTATTTAAAGCAAACTATAATCCAATAATAATATACAATAAAGACGTAACTAATAATAATAATATTGATAGATTAACTACTGTTATTAAAAATATTAGCAATGCACTTACAGTTATGAATAATGAAATGTCAAAATATAGTGAAAATAATGATGATAATTCATTTGAATTTACCTCTGCTACTGCTGCTACTGTTACTCTAACTGGCACTGTAATAACAGGCGATAGGGTTACCATTAGTATTACAGATAGTACTAAGGTTTCAATACTAAACAAATATAATTATAGTTATGATTTAATCAATGATTATTGTGTTTATGATAATAAAAATAAATTATATTATAATATATTGGAAATTAACAATTTATATCTTGGTTCGCCTTCTTCATTTGAGATTAAAATTAATGCGGTTTTGGTTAAAGAAGATCTTAATCACGACGCGAGTGCTGTATTATTTAAAAATAATGATGGGGCGCTTGTATTAACTGGTGGTACTATTACTAATTCAACTGGAAAATTCCTTGATATTAGAAAAAAAGATATTAATGCATTTAAGGATGAATATGATAAAAATAAAAATAAAATTTATAATTTAAATACAGAAATTGGTTTAAATACTAATAAAGTGCAACGTCAAAAAAATTTATATGATAACCAATATAATAAAAATGTATTTTTGACACGTCAAATATTAATATATAATATAATTATTTCTATTATCGTATTAATATTGATATTTATTAATTTAATGAAGCTTGATAAGCAACTAGCAAAAACTATCTCTCTTGGTTGCTTTGGTGCTATAATATTATTATTTGTTATATACATAACATCAAATATAACATATATAGAGACATTTAACGGTTCTGAAACAGATACTACATCAATATTACACAGTTTAACTAAAACTTATTATGATAAAAGTTCCTTAAATAGTAATACATATAATGCTAATAAAATAAAAGTTTTAAATATTGAAATCAATAACTTGAATAAAAAATTTATAAGTTATTTTGAAAAAATAATCATAACTATTCCATCAGCAGATAGCGTTGACTTTTATAGGGAAATTAAGGATAACTCAAATTCAGAAATAGATAACAAAAGCTATATTTCTAAATTATTAAAATTTAATAATTCACAAGGTAATAATAATATGGACGCAATAAAATATGAGATAGAAAATAATAAATTATATATTTTAACTTTGCTAATATCTTCAATTATATTCATAGGATTTTATAATATGTATATAAACTATAATATTAGTGAAAAATATATATCATTAATTGTATTTATATGTATAATAATATTTATTATAATTAGCGCTTATTATATAATAAATTCTAATAAAAGAGTTAGAACCGTATATAAGCACAAATATTGGGGCCCTGAAACTTCAAAAAACTTCGAACAATAATAAATTTATTACTTAATATTTATTTTTTCATAAATTATATAAAAAAGTATAACTTATATATCTTTAATGACTACTAAAAAAAATAAAGACAGCAAAGACAATAAAGACAATAAAGACAATGATGAATACGATGACGATTATGACGATTATGACGATTATGACGATTATGACGAAGACGATGACAAAGATGATGAAGATGATGATGAAGATGATGAAGATGATGAAGATGAATACGATGATGAAGATGATGAAGATGATGAAGATGATGAAGATGATGAAGATGATGAAAAGGTCCCTTCAGGAGGGTATTTTAATAAATATGATGAAGAAAATAAGAAACAGAATGTATTTTTAATATTAAAAAGGCTACCAAAAAAAAATAAACTTATAAAAAAAATAAAATATAATTTTTACAAAAAATATAACAGTAATGAAAAAAGGTATTTTGATTCATTATCAAAGAAAGAAAGAAACAATGTACTAATGTTAGAGGAAAAACTATCATTAAATAAAAATATTATTACTATTCCTATGCGTTTTAAGATTTTAGAATTAGATATTAACGAAAGAACTAAGAAAAGCATAATATTTAAACTGGAATGTATAAATCGTATGTCATCTGCGTCTGGTGAATATCACAAAATAAATAATTGGTTAAATATATTAAATGAGATACCATTTAATAAATATTATAATATACCAATAAAAAATACTGATGGAAATGATAAAATATGCTCATTTCTAATGAGCATCCGCGAAAGAATGAATAGCCAAATATATGGACATAAAGATGCGAAGGAACAGATTATACGCGTATTAGCACAATTAATATCATTTCCTAAGGCATATGGATATATAATTGGGATACAAGGTTCTGCCGGAATTGGGAAAACAAAATTAATTAAGGAAGGAATTTGTAATGCTCTTAATTATCCAAACGCATTTATATCATTAAGCGGAACTGATGATTCATCATTCTTAAAAGGTCATTCATACACTTATGAGGGGGCAACATATGGGAAAATATGCGAATCTCTTATAAAAACAGGAATTATGAATCCTCTTTTATTATTTGATGAATTAGATAAGGTATCAGATACATATAAAGGGCAAGAAATTATAAATACGTTAATTCATATTACAGACCCTGTTCAGAATGATAAATTTAATGATAGATATTTTGAAGAAATAGATTTAGATATATCACGTTCTATGATAGTATTTACTTTTAATGATGAAAAACTAATTAATCCTATTTTAAGAGATAGAATGATAGTAATAAATGTGAAAGGATATAACAATCAAGAAAAAATAGTATTAGCAAGAGACTATCTAATACCAGAGATATTAAAGCAATACAATATGAAAAAAGGAGATATAATATTTAGCGACGATGTACTAACTCATATAATAAATAATATTGAACGCGAGGAAGGTGTGCGAAATTTAAAAAGAGCAATTAATAATATAATATCATGGATTAATATGATGATGTATGTATCTATTGATAATGTATCAATCAATATACCATACGAAATAAATACAAAATTTTATGACAAATATGGTAGCAATAATAATATTATTAGAAAAGATATATTACATTCAATATACCTATAAAAAAATTTATCTATAGTATTTATAAGTAGGTGTGGTTTATTATATAAATGAGTATAAAATGTAATAATACTATTGATAAAGCAACAGATTGTAGTAAGTTTATATTTTTTGGCTGCTGGAATAATATAAACTGCAAAAGCGAATATATATATCGTAATGTAGTTTTAGATTATATTAATAAAAATGAGAAAGATATAAAACAATTATATATAGCTGGTGATAATTGGTATACTAATAAAAAGAAAATTAACGAAGAAGAATTTAAATTATATTTTACAGAAGTATTGCGCACAGGATATGATAAATTATATAGAATGAACAAGGATATATATATAGCTGTTGGGAATCATGATATAGATACTGATACAAAAGATAAAACAAGCAAAGCTAGCAAAGCTAGTGTACCTAGTGTACCTAGTAAAGCTAAAAGCACTAGCCCAGTTATATCATTACTTGAAGACAATTTAAAGAAGGATTGCAATATTAATACACAAAAATATTATTTACAAAAAATTAAAAATGCGGTTGATACAAATAACTATGATGAAATTAGTTCACCTACCCTTGAGCAATTGCGTGATATGAATGATGAATTAACAGAAGCAAAACTATGTGAAAATGGAATATATATATATATAGATAATATTGGCGTACGATATAATAAAAATAATATAATAATAATAATAAATACAAATTTATTTGAAGATTATGACATAGGAATAGCATATTTAGAAGATATTAAGAGAATAATTAAGGATGTAGAGGGAACTATGGGAAGGAAAAGTAGTATAGAGCAAATATTTGTAATGGGCCATATACCTTTATTTACTTATAAAAAAGATGTCATCGCGATACATGAAATTAATAAAAAAAAGAAAGGGTATAGAAAAATAATTGTTGAATTATACAATATTTTAGTTAATTCTAATATTATATATTTATGCGCTGATACTCATAACTTTAGCATAATGAAAATAAAACATGATGGTAAAGTATTAATACAGATAACCGCAGGAACAGGAGGAGCTGATCCAGATTTAATTAAGGGTAATTATGCTATAACGCCAATTAAATCTGCTTTGCCAATTATTATAGATAGAGAAGAAGAGCTAATATTTGAAATTACAGCATATGCTTTAAATTCATATGGGTATGTTAGCATAGATATATACAAGACATATATAGATGTATTATATAAACAAATTATAACAGATAAGAAAGAATTAGCTCCGTCTACATATGTAATGAAGATGCGTTCTTTATCAGCTCCAAATAATAATATAAATGATGGTGTATCAGATAAAGCAAATATCCCTCACAAAGGCTCTTTATCTACATCAAGAGCATCTACACAAATTAATAAAAAACAAGGTAAAATTAATAAAATAAATTATAAAATAATAAGAGATGATGTTAATGGAATGGATGTAAAGTATATAAATAAGATTATTGAAAAAAGTAATTTTGTAAATAATCCTATATACAAAAACAAAATTATATGTAAAAATATTAAAACAAATCCCAAAGGTTATATTACAGACTTTGCGAATGAATTATTTTGCTTTAAGAAAGATATTAAGAAAGAAAAGGCATAGGAAAGATATAATATTTATCATTTACTATAAAAAAATAAAACTATAATAATAAAGAGAGTGTATTATATACATAAATGATTTATATATTATCATTATTATCATTATTATTTATTATTATAACATATGGGATATATCTAGCATATTTATTTTATAATAATTTTGGTAAAGATGAAAACTCATATTTTATAAATATAACTGGGAAAGATGAAAAAGATCACATATATTTTATGACATATAAAGAGACTTCTACATTTTTAACAAATGACAATGATAGATATGTTCGCAATATGACAGAATTAGATTTACACGCAAGAAATGTAAAAACACATATGGAATATATCAATAATATTGGAGATACAGCAATTTCTTTTACAGATGAGGAAAAAGAATTATTGATAACTTGCACAAATAATGCTGATAAATATTTGAAAATGGAAGAATTTAAAGAACTAAAATATGGTAAATATATAAATGGTTATGATTTGGCTAATATTAAATGGGTATTTGCGAACACGTATGCTAATCGTTTTAATAATATAATAAAAGAGAACGAAGAAGGACTTCCACATACACGAGAAAATATAATATTTGTATCTAAAAATGTTTTAAAATACGATGAGTTAAATTTAACAAATACTTTAATACATGAAAAAATTCACATATATCAACGATATAATTCAAAATTATTTGATAATATAATTAGAGAAATGGGTTTATTAGAATTAGATAGAAAATCATTTAAATATACTAAATATATCCGTTCAAATCCTGATACAAATAATAAGATTTATTATGATAATGTTGATAATAATATTGATAATAATAATATAATGGTATATATGTATAGAAATGATAGTCCAATTGGTATTAATGATGTCATACATAATAATTTTTCAAGAGAACACCCTTATGAAAAGATAGCATATGAAATAGCCGAAAATTTTTATAAGAATAATAAAAATAAATATATAAATATATAAATATCTATTAGATTTAGAAGAATGGAAGAAGTTATTAAGCAAGCACCTAATAATATGTTGTTAGAAGACATTGAAATAATATTTAAGAAGAACAATGAAAATGTTCTAGATACATTATTTGATTTATGGAATATTGATGTAAAAAAAACAACTGATATTATAACAGAAGAAGCGACGGAAGCAGACGCAGATAACAATGATAATGATATTAATCTTGATTTAATAGACCCAGTAAATAAATGGGCTAATATAAGGAACATATGTGATGCTCATGACATAGAAATGCAATCGCTATTAAAAGGATTAAGGAAACAATAATAAATAACAACTACTAATTTTTATATATTTATTTATATATATTTATTTATATATATTAATATATATAAATAATGACTATTATTAAAACATACGAACTTTATGAATTGACAGCTATAGTTGCTGAAGTATTTCCTCCAATACCATGCGAGGGATGGTATTGTGAATATGGTGTTTCGTCATTGAGCGAATTTTATAGATTGTCAAATGGTCTTATGTCAGGAAATAGTTATGCTTTTAAAACATTTAAAAATATTGGAAAAGGGAATAAATATGGAGATGAATATGGCAATTTTGATTCTATGTCACCTTCTCAATTTTTATATTATAACAATAACAAGAAAGAATATTAATTAATATCCTTTATATAATTAGATTTAATAATATTATAAATGTTTCAAAATTTTGAATTAGAAATATTTATAATGATATTATTATTATTAATAATAATATCTATGATACCATTAATAGAATTGAAATATCAAAGTGATCTATATGAAAATATAGAGACATTTAATAAATATTGTTTAAATAATGATATTAATTTAATAAATGAGTTGGATGTAAAAAATTCATATATGTGGAATATTTCATCATATATATATGATATTGATAATTTATCAAATTTTTTCTATGATATAAAGAGCGAGAATGTAAATGATTATAGGGGTTTTAATCGCAATGAAAGTATTAGTATGATTAATGGTAAATCAATAAATAATATTATGAAAATATATAATAATTATTTAAATATGTCATTAGGACTTTTTCTATTTCTAATTATATTTGCGATTAGTCAAATATGTGTATATCCATATATATCTAATTTTGATATATGCTTAAATGGCGATAATACTATAGAAAATAGTTTTAGATATTACTTATATAATTTATTTACATATATATTGATATTTATAATATTTTTTTCTATAATTTTAAAGAAATTAACTGAGTTATATGCTGATACAGATACATATAAATATATAATGTTAATGATAGAGCTAGATATTCTTTTAAAAGAAAATAAATCAGTAAATTCTGATATAACAAATATAATTAAAAAGCACTCTAAATATAAAATAAATGATATAGCATACGCTACATTAAATAATAGCGCTGTTATAAATGATATTCAAAATTATTATAACAAAGATAATACTATAAAGTATGAAAATACTAAAAAATACAGGATAACATTAGAAAATATTGATAAAATTGAATATTATAATAGCGAGGAGGCAAAAAATAAGGTAAAAAATAAAATAGATGACATTTTCAGATTTATTTATGTTTATATTTTTTTATTAATAGTGCCATTATATATACTTTCAATTTCGCTTCAAGGGAACTATATATATTTACTAATGTTAATTATATCGCTATTATTAATAAGCATATCATTTTACAATACTTACAATACATTACATAATTAAATATGTTAATATCTTACAATATCTTACAATATCTTACAATATCTTTTTTTCTTTATAAGGTTTAAAGTAAAAAATTATAAATTATGATTACTTCTACTATAAATCTTACAATTTTTATAATTATGATTATAATATATTTAAATGAGATGAAAAATATATCTATGTTTATCTTTAATTTTAATTATATTAAAGATTTTTCAAAAATAATAATGGAGCAAAAATGTAATAATATCTATTGCGAGGCAGAAACGGATAGATATAATATAGCAAAAAATAGTTATAAATTATTGCTTCCAAATGATATTTTCAATTCAAAAACTTACATTATATTTGTATTTATATTATCAATATTAATATATATATATTATTACTATAAATTAATTAGTGATATATTAGAATTAGATAAGAATAATATATTAAAATATATAGCACAAATTATGCTACAAATTGGATTATTCGCTATTATACTTGGAATGATAATTGCCAGATATGTTCCAACTGAAGATGAAGGTTATTTAAATTATTTTAAGAATATAGATGATAGAATATATATCCCTGTGGGAGTATTGTTAATTGGATTACCAATACTTGGATTATTAATATTTTCAATTAAAACGGGAAATAAACATAAAACTACTTACATTATAATTCCATGTTTTATGTTATCATTTATATTACTATTAAACTTACTTAATATGGTATTAACATTTAAGAATAATACTAAACCAATATTAAAAACAAAGGAATTATTATGGTCTCTTAATAATTCCTTAACATTTGTAATTAACACAGAAGAAGCATTATTATTAACAGCAGCAAAAGCACCAGTAGCAGTAGCACCAGTAGCAGCAACACCAGCAGCAGTAGCACCAGTAGCAGCAACACCAGCAGCAACACCAGCAGCAGCAGCAACAGCAGCAAACGTTGATATAACAACTGAAAAAACAACAATTACTGATTTGAAAAATAAACTAACAAAAGGCAACATAAAAACCAAAGAAAATATACAATATGTACTAAATATGTTAAATGCGTATAGTGAATTATTAAAAATTAAAGCGTATAGTGAATTATTAAAAATTAAAAATAAAGAGAAAGATTTAAATGATACAAATAAAGCTTATATAAATAAATTAAAAACTATAATTGATGAAAATAAAAAAAAATTTGATAAAAGTGATGTTAGATATGATATATCAGAAATATCTTTAATATATGATAAGGAGGTAAAAATACCTAATTATTATAATGACGCAGACCACCGTAACAATGCCAACTCATATAATGATGAATATAAATATACAGCGGATATATCATATGATAATCTAAATTTATTTTATGAAAAATATTGGAATATTAATGATAAAATAAATGGAGGAATACCACAATTTTTATTGGAATATTCATATTTCACACCTCCCCTGTTTTTTGGTGATAAGCCTAACCTGTATAAAATTTTAATATTAGTTATAGTATTTATAGTTACAGTTATAGTTGTATATATATCTAAATATTTTGAAAATATTGAATTGTTTGTATATATATCTAAATATTTTGAAAATATTGAATTGTCAGAATTATATAATATATTATTACCATTAATTACATTTGCTATTTTAATCATATATATAATAATATTTATTTGTTTTAATACATGGTTTAATAAATATGTAGTTTATAAATGTTTAGATTGTAGTTATAAAAGGTCATTAAATAAATTAAATAACATTGTAACGCCATACATAAGACTTTACGATAATAAAATTATTAAGGGAAACAAAAATTATACACATCATTATATTATTTCAAATGTATTTTATTCAATATTGTGCGGTTATATTAAATTAAATAATGATGTAAAAGTTAATATTAATAGTATTCCCATAAATGAGAACAAAGATAACAAAGAATATTATGATGTTCCTAAAATAAAATCAAATAATTTAAAATTTGGTAGCATGAATAGCAATATTTTAAACAATGATAATGAATTTAGAGAATATTACAAGGATAAGTTTAATAAGGATGTATACAATACTAACTATACTGTTGACCATGCAAACTCAGTATACAATGTATTTCCGCATATTTTTGGTAGCACGCTTGGAAATAGTATTGTAAACGATGAAAATATTAACACATATTTTGAAACTATCATTAACAAAAGTAATATTACAAAGATTTTTAAAATAATAAAAAGATGTTTAATTTTATTTGAGGAGAATAAATTTAATAATAATTTAATTTATTATAATGACATGAAGATAAATGAATTTAATAATTTTAAATTTTATAAAGATAATGATAGTAATAAGATAATACCTTATAAATTTATATTAAAATTAACTACATATAAAGATTTTGAAGATTTTATTAAATTACTACCACCAGATGTAAATAATAAAATTGACGCGATTGATGATAATACTGTTTCCACAGTATTAAATGATAATAATGACATAAGTCAAGCTTCAGATATGGAAAAAGAGCAAGACAATTATTTAATAAAGATTATTGCGAAATATTTATTAATTATAGGGCATATAAATATTAATAGTATTGAATATAAGAAAGTAAATAATGATGCTACAGACGCAATAAAGAATGAATTGGACAAAGGAAAAAAAATAATATTGAGTAATGAGTTGAACATAAAATTAAAAAATATATATGAATTAAAAACATCTAATTTATATAAATTTTTTTCAAATACATTATACAAAGATACATATGAAATAAATGACACATTTAAATATATAAATAAAAATTTAATAATAACAAAAGAAGAATACAGAAATTTAACATATATATATAATTTTTTGGAAACAAAATATGTTTCTATATCATCTAATGATAATAATAATTATTTAGCAAATATCATAAAGGGTATTAATAATAAAATAAACAATGATGATAAAATCTTCATTAATAACAATAAAAATGCTCAATATATATTTCGTGATAAAATAAATGAAATAGATAATCCGAAAATATATGAAGATGATCAAGAAATTTTAAATGTTGCCAATAATGTATCTACAAATGATTTTGCGGGCGCTTATGTAGTTAATATGTTAATATTAATAATATATTATTTTTTTATATTAAAAAAATAATATATTATTAATAATAAATAATCTTTTTAACTATTAAATATAGATATACTATAATGAGTAAAGATTGCGAGAGTACAGATTGTCAAAAAAGTTATGATCTTATTGGTAAAATAAGTGAGTTTTTACATACAGATATGTATATGTTAGAGTATAAAGATATTAATAAGAATAGCGAAAATGTTGATAGAATTAAAATATTATATAGTAAATTTTTTCAACCATATAATATTGATAAAGGTGAAAAGATAGATATTCATACAAATGGAAAATATTATGACATTTTTGGAATAATACCATTGGAATTACTTCCAGCTTCATATATACCTTTTAATTATAAAAATTATGAAATGAACTTAGATAGGTTATCAAAAGGTGATATATTTACAGAGACTGATTATCAAAGAATATTTTTTGATTATAATAAATACCCTGATCCTAATAATAAAGATTATATTAGTGAAGAAGATTTGAAAAAATATTTAGAATATTGTTTAAAAAATAAATTAAATAATCCTAAATCAATATTTAATGCGTATAATACAAATACGATTGCTATTTTAGTATGTATATTATGGTTTTTTATTATTGTACTAGCATTAAATATATTATTTTACTATTATAGAGATATATATTCATATATTCTATTATTTACAACAATACTGATAATATTAATGGCGATCATTTGGAAAATGATTTATATACTAAATGTGAATTAATGCTAATTAATGTGAATTAATGTTAAATAATATAATTTATTATCTATAATACGAATAAGGAAGTATAATATAATGTATGAAGAAAATGAAAAATCAATTTTTAATTATAATATGTTATTTAACAAGATTAATAGCGATAATCTAGATGAAAAGATTGATTATAATACTAATTTAATTAGTGATATTAATTTACAAAACTTTGATATAAAAAGATATGAATATTATACAAACCTATTATATATATATAATAAAGACCCCGCAACATTATATAATTTATTGAAAAAATATTATAATATTAAAAACTTTAAATCAAAAGAAAGAAAAATAATAAAATACATATCTAATTATGCTAGATTGCTAAAATATAATCCTGATCAGGAGGATACTAATCCTTCTAGCGCGAATAAAGACGATGTTACCAATGTTAGAGAAAAATTATTAACCAATGCACTTCCATCATCTCATACAACAGGAGGAGCATTAGAAAAATATAAAAAGTTGATAACAGAATTATCAACAAAAATACCTACAAAAAAAAAAAGAGATGATGCTGTTGATGTAAAAAATGGTTATACTGAAAAAGGTTCTTTTGTTACTGATGTTGTAAAAAAAAATACCAACGCAGAGGTTGCTACTGATGGACTGGCTGCTCCTAATCCTCGTCCTACTGCTGCTGCTCCGGTTGTTCCGGTTGATCCGGTTGATCCGGTTGATGATGCTGCTGATGATGCTGCTGCTGATGCTGATGCTGCTGCTGCTGCTGCTGATGCTGATGCTGCTGCTGCTGCTGCTGCTGCTGCTGCTGATGCTGATGCTGATGCTCCGGTTGATGATGCTGCTGACGAGCGTGCTGCTATTATGCCTGCTGCCGTGCTTGATGATGTGCCTGTTGCTGCTGATGCGGATGTTGATATTGCTACTACAGAAGTTTTAATAGAAGATATCCCCCTTCCGTCGCAGACGCAGTCATTCGATAAAAGATTATTAAAAATGGCGATGAAACATTTAAAAAATTTAACAACAAATAAACAACCACAGCAGCATCCGCAGATCGAAAAAAAATTTAAAAAAGACGAACTCATCACACTAAACGAATATTTTACGATTGTAAGTAGCTATTTTACATCTTTTAAATTTAGAAAAGATGAATTAATTTATGAAATTTACTATCCATTTAATATTACAGATATTAAAGAAATAGTAAAATTTCCTACTACATTTCAAAGAGATTTTGATAATTTTATTGAATTATTAAAATCGCATACTATTGATTTGTTTTTGAATTACAATATTAGTTCAAGTAATAAAAAAATATTTGAGATAAATATTAAATATAAAGATTTTAATGAATTTTTATATTTGCTAAATGATAAGCTAAGAAAATTATTAAAATTTATTACAGATAATAATTTAGCTGAAAAACAGTTTTTAAAAATAAATACAAATTTTGCTCAAATATATCATTTGATTGATGATTTAAGCCAATATCTTCATGCAATTTTAACTAACGCTTCCTTATATAATAAAGAAAATAGTAATGGAAAAATATTATTAAAAATTAGAAACTTTATATTAGGATTTATTTATATTATTGATCAAGACAAATATAAATCAATATTAACTGATTTTAATCGTCCCGAACAAAATATATACTTAGGTGGTAATTTAAATGACAAATTAAAAATTAAATATTTAGATACAAAAAAATATAAAGAATTAAAAAAAACAAAAACAGAAGGTGAAATAGATGAACTAGAAACATATAAAGAAAATCAAAACTACGATGATGACGATGATATGAATAAGATAGGGCAATTATCTATTGATATTGATAATTATTATGATTCAACAAAAGATAAAAAAAGCAAGGATAAGTTTATTATTCAACAAATAAATAATTTTGAAAATGACCCTAAAAATCCTCTTGAAGAACTAGCAATAACATTTGATGACAGAATAGTATTTATTATAGTAACTTTTTTTATTAGATATATAACTATAATCATGGTTCAATGGTGTATAGATATTAATATTATTAAAACATTTTATGAAGGCTTTATATATTATGCCATTATATATATAATAATATTTTGGTTTATTGTATTATTTATTAATATAGATAACAGTTTTGATGTTAAGTATATGAATTTTAATGGAATTATAAATTCTATAAGAACATTATTTTACTACTTTTATATGGGAACAAATGGAATAACAAGATTGTTAATTCATACATCATTAATAATATTATTGATAATAATTCCAATAATATTAAATATTAAAAATAAAACAGAATTCAAAGACGAAAATGAAGATGAAGATGTTAAGATATTAAATTATGATGAGAGAAAGCAATTATCAAAAACATTATCATTATTTACTATGTTTATATGGTTATTTACAAGTATAATCGCAACAAAATTTTAATATATATATCTCTAATTATTTTAGAAGGATACTATATAAAGTAAATGAATGATAACCTACGCTATATATCATTACAATATATTAAAGGATATAATTATGAGAAAATAACATGTTTTCATTCTAAAGATATAAAAACAATAAAAGAAATTTTAAATCTTACTCTTCCTGATATAATAGAAAATTATAAATTATTAGAAAAAATATTAAAAAAAGAGAAACATGAAATTGGTGAAAGTTTATTAGAAGATTTAATTAATTATATTAGTTTAAAAGATTTAAAAGAAGATATTGAAGGTGCAATTAAAAAACTAACTGATGAAGCATCTAAAGAAAATAATGATAATTTCGAAAAGTCAATAAAAATATTTAAGAAATATTTATATATATGTGAAAATAATATAAAGAAATATGAAAGGATATTTGATTATAATGAGATTGGTAATATAGATGAAGCATTCATGATAGAATCATATTCAAAATTTTTAAAAAAATTACATAAATTAAAACAAAATTTGGAAACTAAAGATACTGAAAAAATAAAGCGAGCGTTAATAAATTCTCTTGATCAATTTTTCAATCTACATGGTTTTAATAGTCCTGATAAAATTGATAATCAAGCTGAAATTGATTATATAGTTGATCGTATTTTTAATTATACTTAGTATATAAATTATTTATTTTTACTAGTAATTATAAGTTTAATTATAATTATAAAAAAATATAATACTATTATCACTAATGATACTAGTGATAAATTAATTAGAATAGGCAAGACCACCCATGCCTGATAGGATACGTAGAACATTGTAATTAACCGCATATACACTAATATTTCCAGTTATACTTGACGCGACAGATAATGTTGCGGTATCTATACGAGACATATTAAGGGTTCCACTAGGTTGATGTTCTTCAGGTTTGATGGCGAAAGAATAAACATTGATACCTTCGTGGAATTTGTCAGGAGTAATTTCATGATGTTGGTAAGGTTGTACAATACCAAAATATTCTCCTGAACGAGGAGCCATACGATCGTTGCCATTAAGCATTATTTTACAATTAGTTATAGGATTGGTGGAGTCAAGACCGTCATTAATAAAAGAAGAAGATTGCGGAGCACATGAGGAGAAATTATTCCAATATATACCAGAACCTTCGCTATTATGAACAGTCCATATTAATTCTTTGCATGGATGATTAAAATTCATTCTTATACTTTTCATACTATCACCCTTTGTTATAGATTCAGTTCCAGTAAATTGAAGTTGTTCTATTAAATATTCATGCGATAGTTGGGCAAATCGTCGGCGTTCATCAGTATCAAGGAATATATAATCAACCCATAGAGTTGGTGATGTTAATGATATTTGGCCCGCAGCTGTTGTTGAGAACTTATTAGCAGTAATACTATTATTTTGCCCTCCTAAAACTACTGTAGAAGTAGCACCGTTCCCTATACTCACACTATTAATAGTAGGGACAGCTGTATAACCAGTACCTGGGTTTGTAATTGTGTAGCCAGTTATCACGCCGCCTGCTCCAACAATTACTGACGCAGCAGCCAAACCACTTGAAAATGTAACTACCGATGAAGCTGAATAACCAGTACCACCTGCTGTAACAACTATATTTGTTACACCTCCTGCTGATAATTCTTCTTCATAAGTAAAGTTAGTAGAAGTATTATCTTTCATATTTGATTCAGATTCATATTCGATATTAATTTTAACTTCATGATATTGAAGTGCTATTAAAGGGAGTGCGAGGCCAACATTACGGCAAAACCAAAACTCTAAGGGAACATAAAGTTCATATGATTGTCCCATATTAAGTTTTGTACATATATTTCGCGGATTAGCTCCAACCATAGTATTATATCCTTCACGTTTTCCAACAGGAAGTGAAAGTTCATTCCATATATATAGCCATTCTGAATAATGTTTGTCAATTCGTTGACCACCTATTTCAAGTTCTACAGTTTTTAATAATTTTTGACCAAAGTTAGGAACAAGTGCTACAGTAGCAGTATCTGCTTTAATTTTACAATAGAAATATACACGATGAATTAAATCACCATTACGAGTTATTTGAAAACTCGCACGGGAACCAAAGGTATTGCCACCTGTGGGGGTTTGTACAATTGCTTCAATCGCGAAGTTAGTATGACGACGATATACTACTTTAAAAAAGGTAATTTGAGGATTACCAGTTAAATAAACATCCTGTGCTCCATAAGCTACTAATTGAAGAAGACCACCACCCATTTACGCTATATTCTTTATACTATTAGAGGAGAAAAA